GGTGTGTGCATTCACCCCTTTGCTGCGCAACAGTTAGGTCGTTGTCGATACAGCTTAGCGCGATACGTCGCGGTACGTAGCTAATAGCCCTGTAAACCAGCCCGAAGCTGGAGGCTCAGGCGGAGCCTGTTATTGCAGTTCTAGGTGGAGGGCGGCTCAATGAAGTACATGGCCGGCGGTGGAAGAGCCGGGGCGCCGTCAAGTCGTCCCCGGGTGATTGCTGCTTGGTTACCGAGCAGCTGGTTGCGCATGGCGGCCTGAGAGAGATTGTCTTTGCGGAAGACCTCGTGGGCCTGCATGGCCGCGGCACTGGGTGGGTCGAAGGGCAGCGCGGACTCGAGGACATAGGGGTCGAATAGCGCAGTGGCGGTGTCGAACGCGGCCCACTTGTATGCAGCAGGCACGTTCTCGTTGGCCCATCGAGCAGGCGGGAGACCAGCGCGTTGGCGGTTGGCAAAAGCCGGCTTGGTGTAGAAGTAGCAAAGCTTGTGGACGGGCACACCAGCATCTTTACATGCCAGCGCGAGGGACTTAGTTTCGAACATTCCCGACTTGCTGGTGAACACTGTGCTGTCAGTTGCGCCCTTGTCCATAGCCTCCATAGCCATCAGAATGGCTGCCTCGCAGAAGCTGGCGACAGGCAGGCCGCGGTTGGACGCGAGGTTGGCGATCTGGAGGAGCTCGTCGTCCGTGGGTGCCTTAGAGGAGCGCGGTTGCAGGGTGATCGCTTCCAGCGCGGAGGCGTCAAGTTTAGTCTTCAGCACAGTGGCGTCAGAGGTGGCTGCGGCAGGGCCGCCGCCGCTAGAGGCGCCGCTGGGACGTGGCGTGCTGGTACTCTGGCTCATGGCAGTCAATCGGAATTTGTGCAAACTTAACGGTTAGTGTTGGGGCCGGTGGTGTGCCAGCAGTCGCCGGAGAGCACAACGGAGTGCCCGTTGATTTCCAGATAGCAGCTGGGCCGAGGCGACGGACGGGTGGCAAGGAAGACGATCCAGCAGAGGAGGGCCGCGAGGATTAGGACGAGGGCTGGGTCGCGCATTGGTGGGTTATCGTGACGCAGCGCCGGCAGGAAGAGTGCCCAGGAGCTAGGGCCGGGTAGGTCAGTGCAAAGAGCGCAAGTGCGAGGATGAGGGGCGCGAAGCCGAGCAAGCTAGAAGCGGGGAAGGAGGAGCCGGGTCCGCGGTATGAAATGGTCTTGGTCCCGTCACGGTAGCAGCCACCGTGGGGCAAAGCGTGGATGTTGTCGCCGACGTGTGGCAG